CTATGGGATAAACTTATTTTTACCAATTGTATAAGGCGGTGCATAAGATTCTCGGCATGCTTCCAGATAATCCGACCACCACTGCATCATCGTTTTGCGGGCTTCCAGGTGCTCTGCCTTATGAATATAAGCCATGCGCACGGTATTGCGCTCCTGATGACTCATCTGGCGTTCTACTGCGTCCTTTGCCCATAAACCCGATTCCATCAGCGCACTGCATGCCATTGCCCGGAAGCCGTGACCGCAGATATCCTTTTTCGTGTCGTAACCCATCACCCGCAGTGCCTTATTGACCGTGTTTTCACACATTGGCTTATACGGGTTATGGTCGCCGGGGAAGATCAGTTCATTATTACCGGTGATATCCTTAATCTGTTTCAGAATGGCGATGGACTGTTCTGAGAGGGGGACGATATGCGGCATTCGCATTTTTGCCCCGCGGCCGGAATAACGCACGCCAATAATGGGTTCTCGCGTCGCGGGTATCGTCCAGACTCGGTTTGTGAAATCAATCTCTGACCAGCGGGCGAAACGCAGTTCACTGGAGCGAATGAACACATGCAGCATCAGCAGAACGGCATGCCGGGTCAGTTCACGGCCCTGATGATATGCCCCAATACGTTCAAGCAGTTCAGGCAGCCGCTCCAGCGGCAGGGCAGGATAGTGCCGTCTGACAGGAGGTGTGGTCACGCCGCCAAGGTTTGCTGCAGGGTTCGTATCGATTAACTCCTGATGGACCGCATGGCGCATTATGTTACTCAGGTGCTGCCGTGTGCGGGACGCAACCTCCAGCAGATCTTTTTCCTCGATCCCTTTCAGCAGGTCAATGAAATGACGGGGTTTAAGTTCTGATACAGGTAGGTTCCCGATGACCGGAAAGATGTGATTGTTCAGGCTGGCAAGCAGACGGTCGGCGGTGTTCTGCGACCATTTCCTGTTACTTTTATGCCACGCCAGCGCCACGTTTTTAAAAACTTTCTCCGGTGTTCGTGAGCCACGTTCAGCAGCCCGCTGCTGTACCGGGTTGATATTCAGCGCCAGTATTTTACGGATACCTTCACGTTGCTGTCGCGCATCAGACAGGGAGATGGCTGGATAGGCACCCAGCGCAATGCGGGATTCTTTACCGCTAATACGGTATTTGAGATACCAGTGGCGGGAGCCACCCGGCTTGACCCGCAGATACAGACCGTGAGAATCGGAGACTTTAAAGGGTTTATCAGAAGGCTTGAGGGTGCGGATTTTTGCGTCGGTAAGGGATATATGGGGGTCACTCCATTATCGAACTAACCTGACCCCAGATTTGACCACCAATTTTTCCCGATGCGTAGGGTAAAATCAAAATGCACCGAGAAGAGTTTTCACACTAACCTGTTGAATCAACATCAGATAAAGATTCGCAAGGATGCATGAAAACAGAAAATTGGCTCCTCTGACTGGACTCGAACCAGTGACATACGGATTAACAGTCCGCCGTTCTACCGACTGAACTACAGAGGAATCGTGTGAACGGGGCGAATATTACTTAGCGGTACCTTGTCTGTCAACACTAAATTTCATAAGCCATTTCAATTGGTTAATTAACCTTCAAACTTGTTAATTAATGAACATTCGTCGCCGAAAACGAGTCTGTATCATTAGCGTGATGCAGTCTCTGCAAAGGATCTTGTTGATAAAATTGACAGAAACGTTGCCACAATGAAGGGAAACGAGGAGCAAAAAGTTCTGGGGCGCTAAAGAAATATTCAGAAAGTACGGCAAAACATTCAGCAGGATCACTGGCAGCATAAGCATCAATGCTCGCCGCATTCTCACCAACTAATTCGATTTCTTCCTGAATGTTGTTCATTGCAGCATGAAGATCGTGTTCCCAGCCAGCAACCTCACGCAACGAAATAAAGGGAACTCCGCTGGCGCGATCGCCGTTACGGGTGTCCAGCTTATGAGCGACTTCATGAATAATCAGGTTAAAACCAGAAGCATCAAAAGAATCTTGTATATCCAACCAGTTCAAAACGATAGGCCCTTGCTGCCAGCTCTGACCTGACTGAACAATACGTTGGTTATGCACCAGACCGATATCGTCTTCCCATTCATCATCGACCACAAATGGCGCAGGATAAATTAAGATTTCATGAAAACCATCCAGCCATTCCAGTCCTAACTCCAGAACGGGCAGGCAAAATAGAAGTGCTATCCGGCAGCTTCTTAATGAATTCAGCTCAAAGCCCTGTAAAGGAACAAGCCGTTTTTGCTGTAAAAAACGTTCGGCAAGAGCGACCAATTTGCTTTGTTCCTGTTCTGTCAGACACGTTAAAAGGGGGATCGATAGTGCTTCCTGCCAGGGAAGGGCAGTTTGATGTGCTGATTCTTGTACTTTCCAGGGCCACTTAATCATCGTTTTGCTCGCAAACTCGTCACTTGAACAAAATTGCACGGACAGGGACTGTTAAAATGCCAAATTTCCTGGCATCATGGCAACCATCTGAACGGAGAGATGCCGGAGCGGCTGAACGGACCGGTCTCGAAAACCGGAGTGGGGGCAACTCCACCGGGGGTTCAAATCCCCCTCTCTCCGCCAAAATTCAATCACTTACACATCATTAAGTCAGTGACAAAAATCACACTTGGAATTACTTGGAATATTTTCTTGGAATATTTTCAGGTAACGGGACATCAAGTGTTGGTGAAACTTTAACCTTCCTGTCATAGATTAGCACTTGCCCTTCGGTTTTGTGACCAGAGAAAAGTTGCTTATCCCGGCTGCTTCCTTCATAGTCTGAAATTCCTTTCGCCTTCAGATCATGAAAGGTGAAGTCGGTTAAAATACCTGAAATTTTTCCAGCACGATTTCTTGCTTCTACCCACATTTCGTTAAAGCCTTTGTACATATATCGGTTGCCGTATTGATTGCTGATCACATAGGCAGATTTTGGTAACTGTTTTGCTTTTTCGATCGCTGCCTGTAATCGTGGACTCCATGCTTTTATCTGTTTTTTTCCGGTTTTCCCTTGCTGGATGAATATCCCGTCGTTTCCAATCTGTTCTCATTTCAGCGATAACACATCGGAAACCCTCGCTGCACACAGATAGGCAATTTCCATTGCGATAAAAACAGGAAGAGGTGCAACGCTTAATACTGCCTGGTATTCTTTGTCGGTTACATATCGTTCGCGGTTTTTGGCCTTGAATTTACTTACACCTGCACATGGGTTAGCCTTGACGTACCCTCGCTCATACCCCCAACTGTAAACACGGGACATACTGCTTTTTTCATGGTTGGCTTGCGTTTTACTCTGCTCCCCTCTTTTGTCCATGTATCGACGGATGTGTTCTGGTTTTATGGAATCCGCTGGTACCTTACCGAATACGGCAAGCAACTTTTTTTGATGTTGCAGATAATCTTTTTGTGTTCTTGGACTAAGGTCACTGTAATAGGCGCTGGCGAGGAATTTTTCCCACAAGCGACCGAATGTCATTGCACGATCGCGATTATTTACAGTTTCCTCATACTTTTTCCATAAAGCAGCTAAACCATCCTTGATGGCGGTTAGTGTGACAGATTCTCTGGATGTTGGTTTCCATACATAACTATATTTATTTGGGTATACATTTGGAGGTAATTTTTCGTGTTCAGGATTTTTCCTTCGTCTTCCCATCAGATCGCACCAAAATTCGGCTCTACCTCGCGTGGTGGTAAAGTTTTATTGCAGGTAAATAGATCCCGGCTGACAATCGGTTTGCCACTACGATTGGTATAGAACGGAAGCCCGTTTTCCATTAACCATTTTCGCTGGTGGCTTGCATATTTGCAGCCCGTTAATATTAGCAATTCATCTTCGGTTAAAAATAAGCTGCTCATAGCTATATCTCATAACCGCCGCTAACTATATACGGTTAGCGGCAATTAGGGTTGAACATTAAAAATCAGCCTGACTCGGGATCAGTTTTTGCCAGATAGCTGAAACGTATTTTGCCTGGTAACGAGCGTCATCAAGTGCATTATGTCGCTCACCTTCGAATGGAATAGCCGTTCTGGCATCGAAGTCTATGGCTTTCCCCAGCTCAACGATTGTGCGTACATCGCGATCGTTGTAGTAACGCCACGGGCAGGGGATCCCCTGCCGTTCGTATGAACGGCGCAAAATCGTGTTGTCGAAGTTGGCTCCATTTCCCCAGACCTGAACAAAAAATTCACCGGAGTTTTCGTCGATAAATTCCCGCAATTGTAACAGTGCATCATCTAACGGGATTTCATCGGTCATAATGGCAGATTGCGCTTCGCGTGATTGCTTAAGCCACCATTTAATGGTGTCCCGATCAATGACTCCGCCAGCAGTTTCCAGATCGATAGTCTTACTAAATTCCGGTCCCATATCTCCGGTTTGCGGATCGAAAAATATTGCACCTATTGAGATGATCGGGGCATCAGGATTTTTTCCCATGGTTTCAAGGTCGATCATTAGATGGTCACACGTCCTGCTGGTGGATGTGATTTCGTGATGACCGTTCACCTTAATTGAGTGATCTGCCGTCTCGCCAGTTTTATTATCGCTGGCGTGATGCTGATTGCCGCCAGGGTTCTCCTTGTGTGGATGTTCAGCGCCTTCCATTTCCTCCGGATCATTTTCCTGAACTTCAACCTGATTCTCTTCATCGAATGTTTCCTGGTATGTTGCGTCGCCCATCACCGCGCCACAATCAGGGCAGTTGCCGCCACCGCTCTGACCGCAGGCGGTGCAGACTTTTTCCGGTTCCTGTTGCGCTACTGGTTCGGATTGTTTCGTTTCTGGCTCGTTTTGTAACGCATTTGGGCTGTTTTGTTCCGCTTTTTGGTCGTTCCGTTCCGATTCATGCTGGTTCTGGTTCACAGAATCGCGAGTCTGGATCCCCTTGACCCATTTCGGATCATTAGGGTCGCTAATCCCCTCAACAAATTCACCACGCGATACAGCAAGTAACTTATCGGCGTCAGGCTGGCTGATATTGGCTGCCTGCATAATTTTGTTTGCTTCGTCAGCGGTGACTTTTACTTGGTTAGCGGAACTCACCTGCGACTGAGCATCCAGCGACTGCGCGTTCTGGCCATGTTCAGTTGTATCCGGTTCCATTGTTTCAGTTGTTGCCTGTTCACCTGCCATTGCGTCAGATGGTTGTGGTTTTTCTTCTTCTGTTTCACGCTCAGTAACCACCTCGCGGTTAATTTCTTCCAGGATATCTTTTTCCGGCGTATGCCGGGCAGCTGTGAGAGTTTCCTTGCTGGGGTTCTCGTGATCAGTTTCCGTCAAATAGGCGTTGATATACCCCTGAAGGCGTCCCGGGTAGTGATAAAATTCAGGGTGTGCGCTTCGGATAAGTGCAAAAATAGCGGCGCGGGAATAGTCCAGAATACCCGGGGTTGCACGAAGTGCTGCGGACCATTCTTTGAACGGACTTTCTTTGTTCAGGACTACTTCTTTTGCGCGACGATAAACGCTGCCCGGAATTTCATAAATATTAAAATCCATCGGAAGTGTGGCTGCTGCAATCTCCACATCCAGTGTGTCGAGGGTGTGTACTAAATTCGGATTGCGATCGGTTTTGTTCCCACCGCCAGCATTAGCACCGGAAGCCGTGCGGGTGATGCGTGAAACACGATTTCCTTTCATCCACTCTTTTGTCAGCAGACCCCGATCAGTGTAGTCAGCGTCCAGGTATGCTTCGAAAAAAGCAGTTATTAGTCCCAGGTCTGAATTACCAGGATTAGGGAAAACTTTGTCAGTGTCACGAACCAGTTTGTGGAGGTCGCGAATCTCCAGCGAGTCGAGCAGACTGGTTTTATGCGAAATAGCCAGGGCAGTAACAGCCGGTAGTTCTTCAGCCCGTGCAATGTGTAATGCCTGGAGTTCGTCGCGTGAAACGTGCGTTACTGGTTTTTCGCTGCCGTGTTGAGCAAGCCAACGAATGGGCAGTTCCTGACCGGAGACAGGCAGAAGCATGCTCTCCTCAATCTCAGTCATGTCTTCGCCGTTGATGTTGGTATTGTCAGTGCTGGCTGGTTTGTCCTGAACAGAGGGGGAAGGGCCGATAAATGTCATTGTGATGCCATCTTTCCCGCCTTTTTCATAGCGGTTGCAGAATTCAGTATCAAACACGCCTTCTGGCGGAAGGTCGTCAACAACGGGCAAATTGACGCGGACGGGTTTTTTAAAGTCGTCTTCATCATAATCGTTGTCATCCATTGCGGTAATGCAGCGGGAGATTGCAACAGATAATTTTTTTGCTGTAGCCCAGTAAAAACCACCTTTAATTCCCAGGCGTTTTCTTACTTTGTCATTTTTTGCTTCGCAATATAGTGCAAATTCTTCTTTATCAGTGCTCATTATTGGTAAACCTCATCACAGATTTAAGGGTGAACAAATCTCTGCCATTGCTGACATATAAGAATGAAACTGGATATTTATTACGGTGCTGTTTTAAAATCCTGCCGGGATTTCGTTATTATCCTGGTGAATAACTTTATCGACCGGATAACAGTTGCCTGGAATTTTCTGTTCGGTTGCTGCTGCCATACATTCCTGCATTGTTCTGTGAACACTGACTGCAATATCAACTGGCTCTCCGGAAACAAGAAAAACTGTCAGAACAAGCACAAATGCTGAATTCATTGTGCACATCCTTTTGGCATCAGACGTAAACGAGCCAGCATTGAAACAATGCATATTTTATTTAATAGCTCCCGTTCTTGTTTTCTCTTGTTAATGGCATCTTCAGTAAATACTGGGTTACTGATAGTGACACCAATTTCAAAACAACCTTCAGACGTATTAACGTTTGGTAATAACGTTTTCATTATCGCGTCCTCAACAATGAATTTTGTGATGCAGTGCCTGGTGCCTCCAGGTGACGTTAACCAGTTAACAATTAACGCCGGATACAGAGAATCCACCCATAACACTGTTTTTGGTTTTAACTGTTCCGCGTGCGCTCAGCCGCATTCACCACATCACAAAATTCACTTTAAAAAGGGCGGCAGAGCAGTCACGGAGTAAAACTGATACCGCCAAACGTCACCAGAAAATTGATAACAGAGGGCGTTGCAGCGGGGTTGTCACTTAAGCGTATGGTCAACCTGACAACCCGGTGTCCTCAACGGGGAAGGAATAACCCCGCCATACTTACCGCCGCGCCATTTCGCGTAGTGCCACAACCGGAAGCGCACGGTCGACGAAAATTTAACGACAGGCTATCTATGAACCAGCTACCTCGCCGTGCGCTTTCGCGTTATGGTCTGACTTTTCATGGAAATATCCTTTCAGTAAACTGTCAGTGCCGGATGCTCACCCGTGTCCGGCGCACGCACTCCACCTGACCCGTGGAGAACTCCTTAATTACCAACCCTCAGGAGGGTGAAATGGATAAAAAGCAAATTGAGGCCCTGCAATCTATTATTGAAGAACAAGATGAAGCTATCAGGATTCTTTCATATCGCACTGATATGATACTAAATATGCTTTCTGCATTAACGGCTGCGCTTGGTGGTACAAAAACAAACGTATACCGCGAAGTTGTTATTCAACAGATAGATAAATTTGAAAAAACCATACCAGGTATTAATGCTCATCTTGCAGAACAAGAGAAAGACCATGCTCTTATGGCAATTTCTTCAGTAGCTCTCCCGAAAGTTGAGTAGTTTTAATTGTTGTTTTGAAATAATCACTGCTTTCACATTTGAGTGATTTCATGGCAATCCAAATGCGGGCCTCTGTGCCTGCATTTGGTTCCAGTTGCTGTAGACGTTTTGCGTCTTCCAAAAGTAAGGCGATAATGTGTTTCAGCTTCTCATCATTTGCTTGATTCTTGTTTTCAGGCGAATTCTGTCCGCCGAATAGGCGCTTCTCTTCATACAGACCTATAAAGGCACGACGCACGTTACCGGATATAGTATCGATGGTTTCCTTTTCTACGGTACTCAGGTCAAGAGTCGCCAGTTGAGAGCGAACCACATTCGATGCCATTTCCTGGAATGGTACTGGTAAATCTTTAAATTCCATCGTCAACCTCATCAGTCAGTGTTTCTGGTTAACCAGCGACGCGCGCCAGCTTCAGTTTTAAACGTTTTGCTTCTGGTATACGTCATCGCGGTGAACGTACCGTCCTGGTTGGGGAACACGCCACATACCAGAGATTCGCTGTTGCCAAGATCGATAGTATCCATGCTGACCTCATTTCCCCTTAACGCCGGGGTAGCGGAACAAAAACCTGCTGCATAGTTATTAAAGTTGAACCCTGCCGTCATGTTCTTACGCCTCGGGCTGGCTACTTAACCCCTGACCACTGCCTGGTAACTCGAAGTATTGCCCTGCATTCTGTGGGGCGGGGTGGGTTGGTATGAAAAGAAGGATACCCATAGGTATTTAAAAAGCAAATACCCATGGGTAAATTTTTGCGGTGTCTTAACTGGTGACTAGTTGTTTGGTGAGCTATGATGCGTTTTGTGCTTTCTTTTTACGGATTTCTTCGTAGATCATATTGTAATACTGTTTTTTCTCTTCAAGAGTTTTTAATAATTTATCCGCTTCACTTTCTGGCAGTTCGTCTAAGAGATCTAAAAAAATACGTTGTCGTGGCGTTAGAACCCTTGTTTCATAACTGGAGGCTGTGTTCGTTGATGATGAAACGATACCATCCATCCATCCCCGGGGTAACCCAAAGGACTCTTCGATAATCTCCACCATATCATCAGCGATCCGTTTTTTTCCCTTTTTCCCCTCTGGGTACAACATTCTTGATACATAAGAAGGCTCGCGCCCGATCTTTCTGGCCACGTTAACCGCTTTACCATCGCATTTCTCATCACGAATTTTGATGAGTTGCTGTCGTCTAAATTCATATTTGTCCATAGGTAAATAATAGATGCGATTACCGCAAGGTAAACAACCTGTGGGTATTGGCTTTTGTTTACCTGTGGGTATTCTTTGCTGTGTTTACTAAGGAGTAGCTATGGAAGAATTAAGAATATTTCTCAATTCTCTTTCGTCAGATGAACAGCGTATGTTTGCATGCGAGTGTGGTACCAGCATCGGTTATCTAAGAAAGGCATTGAGTAAAGGTCAAGTGTTAGGGGCATCGTTATGTGTCCTTATTGAGCGAGCCAGTAATGGTGAAGTTACACGTCAGCAACTAAGGCCTTTTGATTGGATGAATATTTGGCCCGAGCTGGAAGATACCAAAACGTTAACACAACCACTTTCTAGGAGCTTGATTCATGAAAATCAAGCATGAACACATCCGCATGGCGATGAATGCCTGGGCGCGTCCTGATGGCGAAAAAGTTCCAGCAGCTGGAATAACCCAGGCTTATTTTGAGTTGGGTATGACGTTCCCGGAACTGTATGACGACAGCCATCCGGAAGCCCTGGCTCGCAATACCCAGAAAATTTTCCGCTGGGTAGAGAAAGCCCCCCCTGATGCTGTTGAAAAAATGCAGGCTCTGTTACCGGCGATCGAAAAGGCGATGCCGCCTTTGCTGGTGGCCCGTATGCGCAGCCACAGTTCTGAATATTACCGTGAGATCGTCGAACGGAGGGATCGGCTGGTGAAGGATGTCGATGATTTTGTTGCGTCAGCGGTTGTTTTGTATGACCAGATGAATCGCGGCGGCCCGGCAGGGAATGCTGTGGTGATGCACTAAAAGCACGGTGTTCGGGGGTTTTATGAGCAGCAAGCTTCATGGTCTTGTCTGGGAAGGGTGCGCCTTCACCGGCATGATCTTATCCAGGGTGGCGGTTATGGCCCGTCTTGCAGACTACAGCAATGACGAGGGCGTGTCATGGCCTGCCATTGAAACTATCCGGCGTCAGATCGGTGCAAGAAGTGAATCCACAGTGAAATCGGCTATTGCAGAACTGGCGAAAGAGGGCTGGCTGACGAAGGAAGAGCGTAAGGTCGGTGGGCGTAATGTAAGCAATATCTATCGGCTTAATGTGGAAAAACTCGAAGCAGCTGCGGCGGCGGCGCGTGAGTCATATAAACCGAAAAGAAAAATTAGCCCGGCAAAAAATGACCCGTTAACAGTTGACCCGTCAAATATTGACCCCTCAACGGTTGACCCGTCAAATTTTGATGGATCAACTGTTGATAAAAAACTGCCGATTAGGGGGGCGATGATTGACCCCGATCCGTCAGTATTAAAACCTGATCCGTCAGATAAAAGATCTTCTTGTCCGGACGCTTCGCAACCGGACCCGCAGACGGCTGAACAGGATTTTTTAACCCGACACCCTGACGCGGTTGTGTTCAGTGCGAAAAAACGCCAGTGGGGAAGTCAGGAAGATTTGGTGTGCGCACAGTGGATCTGGGGACGAATCGTGAGTCTTTACGAGCAGGCGGCCAGCTATGATGGCGAGATCACTAGACCGAAAGAACCCAACTGGACAGCATGGGCCAATGACGTTCGCACAATGCGGATGCTGGATGGCAGAACTCACAGACAAATTTGTGAAATGTTTGGGCGTCTCCAGCGGGATTCGTTCTGGGTAAAAAACATCATGAGTCCGGCAAAACTCCGGGAAAAATGGGATGAACTGGTTATCCGCCTGGGGCGTTCGCCTGCGCAGCGTTGCGTGAATCACATTTCTGAACCGGACACTGAAATACCGCCGGGATTCAGGGGGTGACGTGTCATGAAAAACATTGCGGCAGTTGGGGTTCTTGAACGTATTCGCAGACTTGCACCACAGGGGTCGGTTCCACCGTACCGGACGGTGGAGGAGTGGCGGGAATGGCAACTTGCTGAAGGACGAAAACGCAGCGAGGAGATTAACCGCCAGAATCGCCAGTTGCGGGTGGAAAAAATCCTGAATCGTTCGGGCATCCAGCCTCTGCACAGCAAATGCTCGTTTGCAAATTATCAGGTGCAGAACGACGGGCAAAAATACGCGCTGAGCCAGGCCAAATCCATAGCTGACGAACTGATGACCGGGTGCACGAATTTTGTGTTCAGCGGTAAAACCGGCACCGGGAAAAATCACCTTGCAGCGGCGATGGGCAACCGGCTGATGGTGAAGGGGCGCAGCGTGATTATCGTCACCGTGTCTGACGTCATGAGCGTGTTGCATGACAGCTACGACAACGGCAAATCCGGGGAAAAATTTTTACAGGAGCTTTGCGGGGTTGATTTGCTGGTCCTGGATGAAATAGGCGTTCAGCGGGAGACGAAAAACGAGCAGGTGGTATTGCACCAGATAATTGATCGCCGGACAGCATCACTGTGCAGTGTCGGGATGTTAACAAACCTGAATCATGCCGCAATGAGTACGCTTCTTGGTGAGAGGATTATGGACCGCATGACCATGAACGGTGGTCGATGGGTGACGTTTAACTGGGATAGCTGGCGTCCAAATGTCAGCAATATGAGGGTTGTGAAGTAATTTTGTCCGGAGGAAATTTTAATGGAAACCGTATCTGACGCACTGAAAGCACTGAAAAAAGCCTCTTCACATGTGGTGGCAGCTCGCCTTGGAATCAGTCGTGAAGAGGCTGTCAACGAGCTGTGGGAACTCAAAAGAAAAGGCGTCGTTGATAAAACTGGTCACACCTGGTTTCTGGCTGGCGAAGGTGAATCCCGGGTAACCGAAGAGCGGCCAGTAAAATCTGAAGCACAGGATATGCTGACCGGGGAGGTCGAACAAAAAGTTACCGCAGACATGATGATTGAGTTTATCGGTCAGGATGGGGCTAAAACGTGTGAGGAACTGGCGGGTAAGTTCGGTGTCAGTACTCGCAAGGTTGCTTCCACGCTGGCGGTGGTAACCGCAACGGGGCGGCTGGCACGCGTTAATCAGAACGGTAAATTTCGTTACTGCATGCCGGGCGATAATTTACCAGCAGAGTCGAAAGCCGCGCTGGTAACGGAAAGTGATGGTAAGGCCTTTCCTCAGCCAGCAGGTGCTGCGTTACCAGTCCGGGAAGCCGCAACACAGGAAGAAATTAAAACAGAAACTGTGGCGGACATTGTGCAGCCGTTGCCATCGTTTACCGAAACGCAAGCAGATGAGCTGATTTTTCCGTCCCTTCGCAGGGCAAACCTGGCGCTGCGCAGGGCGAAAAGTGATGTTCAGAAGTGGGAGCGAGTCTGCGCCGCGCTGCGGGAGCTGAACAAGCACCGGGATATTGTTCGACAGATTACTGATTCTTCCCGCCGTGTTGTATCGGAAAAGTGATTGCCGGAGGCGCTTATGGCAAAAGTATTTACACCAGAAGAGCGGGAAGAAGTGAAGGCGCGCATTGTGGAATTCGTGCGCCTGAGCGGACGAGAAACTTTTCGACAACTGGCAGATAAAACGGGTGTCAGTAAGACCGCTATTCGTCGTTTATCTGGTGCGCTTGCGGCCAGTGGTGATGTCTGGCTCTCTGGTTGCGGGGTATTTCCATCAGAGCAGGCGTATCGCGTATGGCGTAAGACACCGGAGAAGGCTGCTGACCCGACACTGATTCGAAAGTTACCTGACGGAGAAATACGTCGTTACAACAGACGGCAGAACATAATTTGTCGTGAGTGCCGCCAGAGCGAAGTTATGCAGCGTGTGCTGGCGTTCTATCGGGGAAACTTTCAGGAGGTGATGGAGTGAGGGTCAGAGTTTATATTGCCGGTCCAATGACGGGATATGAAAATTTCAACCGTGAGGCGTTTCACAAGGCGGAAGAGGAACTGAAACGGGAAGGGCATACCGTCTTAAACCCGGCAGTACTTCCGGACGGGCTGACACAGCCGCACTACATGGATATTTGCATGGCAATGATTCGTTGTGTGGATGCGATTTACATGCTGAATGGCTGGCAGCGGTCAGCGGGCGCTAAGGCAGAGCTGGCACTGGCGGAGAAACTGGGGCATGCAGTGATTTATCAGGAGGTGGCTCAATGAGAGAGGTTAACTATGAGGCGCTTCGTGAGGCAGCACAAAACTATCAGTCGACGCTGGCGTGGTATCAGGCTATCCCGGACAGCCCAAATGCTGAACGGGATTGTGATGCGGCTCTTGCTGCGTTTAAGCGTCACATCCGTCATCGGGAAGCGGATATTATCGCTGATTTGCTGGATGGACTGGAAGAAGCAAAATCACAACTCAACGAGCAGCGTGAGTATTACGAAGGCGTTATCTCTGATGGGAGCAAGCGTATTGCTGAACTGGAAGCGCGGGAAGTTCAATTACCGACTCGCTACGACCTTCGATATGGACACCCGATAAATGCAGATGAGCGACATGTCATGATACCTAAAGAAAATGGCAGTTGGCTTTACCTGATTGACTTAGAACACGCATTACGCGTCGCTGGCATTCGCATCAAAGGAGAGGAGCATGGAAATAAAACCAGAGGATGAGTTAAGCAATATCGTTTTATTTCCGGTAAAAGAGGATGACCCTCGTAATCAGGTTAATTTTCTTTATGAGCCATCGGAAAGACCATATTGTCATCACGCCTCTGTTCGGGTTGACGAAAAAGAGCGTCAGGTCCGCTGTAAAATCTGCGGTGCAGTTGTGGAGCCGTTTGACTGGATGCTCTCTGTGGCGAAAAGAGAAACCAGACTGGCAGATGATGTAAGGCTATTGCGCCAGGAGGAACAGGAAAGGCGGAAAAATATAGAAAAGTTAATTTAGATTGAGCGTAACGCGAAAGCGCGGATATGCAGGGCGACAAAATCCAGAACTGAATAATTAAATTTAGCACTGTAAATAAAATCAAATCCTTAACCGGAGGGATTTCTGCACCCTCAGAACATCAGGAGGCCGCCCGAAAGGGCGGTAGTTAAATGCGAAAGTTTAAAATAATTATTGAAACGGGAATAGCCGGTGGAGATTTCGAGGATGAATTCGAAGTGGATGATGATGCGACGCCTGATGAAATACATGACGAAGCAAAAGATATTTTCTTTAACTACTGCAATTACTCATATCACGAAATAAAAGACGAAGAGGAAGAGCAAAATGGCTGATTTTGGTTCAACTAAATACAACGTCAGTTTTGAAGCATGGCATGAACTGTTAATGGACTATGCAGAGTTACGTGGTGGCAGTGCTGCTGATGCTGAAGCATGGCGTGATGATTATGAAGCAGGAAAAACTCCGGTCGAAGCATATTGTGATGAGTGGGGCGATGAATGAGCGAGATTAATTATCAGGAAGGGCATGAAACGGCAGGGCAGGCAAAACCAGTTGCATGGCGATATCGCTACGTGAAAAAAGACGTTACAGACTTTCAGGGGAAGCCGTGGGCTGGTGACTGGAAATATGTACCGACAAAAGAGGATTGTAACGACAGGCCGAACTATGAAATTCAGGCCTTATTCATCGGCCCGCCAGTCCCGGTGACATCAGAAGGACTGGTTAAAGCCGTGCGCTTTTATGAACAGGTAAAGCGTGAGAATCCGCCAGTCGAAACAGGAGCATGGAAGGATGCTGTTGACTGGGTGCTCAGAGAGGCCTGCTGCGCTGCCATTCTGGGTAAAGCCGACAATCCACCAGCATCCGGCAATCAGGTTAGCGAATTAACAATGTGGGTTAAACGACTGGTCAGTCAACTGAAAAAAGCTCAGCCGGACTGCAAATTACCGGAGAAGGCGATGGATTACCTGAAACGAAATGGACTGATAAGCGTGGAGGATGTTTTACGATGA